AATGATGGCTGATCCGCGCTACACCCCCGAAAACTTCTTGATCAACGTCGCCCAGAACGAGGCCGACCCCGTCTTTGAGGCGGTCGATGCCAACCTGCTGCGCGTGCGCTTCAAGGTCGAGATCCAGGCCGGTTCGATGCAACCGCTGACGGAGCAACTGGAGCGCGAGGATGCGCTGCAACTCTTCAACTTCACCATCGGGCTGCCGGAGATCAACCGGATGGAAGCGATAAAAGGGTTGCTGAAGGCGTTTCGCGTCCAAGACCCNGANAAGTACCTGGGCCAGGCGCAAAACGCCGACGCCATCAAGGCCGCNAACCTCGAAAACATCGCTTACCTCCTCGCCGGTGGCGACCCTGGCGTCACGCCGGAGGAAGACCACCAGATCCACCTCCAGACCCATCAGACCCTACAGCAACTGCCGCAGTTCCAGCAACTCCTACCCGCGCAGCAGCAGCAGGTCATGCAGATCGCCCAGGCNCATATGGGGCAGCACCAGCAGTATCTCGAACAGATGGCAGGCGGCGGCGCACCGCAGGCGGCCGGTGCCGANGGCGCTCAAGCCAGCGAAGGCGCTGGCGGCATCGTCAGCCTCGTACGGTCGCAGGCCCAGGAAATGGCCCAGGCCGTGCAACGCGCACCAGGACAAGGCTAACCCATGATATTCCANGACTTTGAGTGCGATAGCTGCGGTCATAACATGACCGACGTGGCATTCTCTACCCATAAAACGATCAAGCGCCAGGTGCCNTGNGCCGAGTGCGGCGAAGCCGCATCGATGCGCTTTCGTAAGAACAACCTCATACACCACGACCACTCGTCGATGTACGGTCGCTACCACGCTGGTTTCGGCGAAGTCGTAAGAAGCTACTCTCATAAGCAAGAACTGATGAAAAAGTACAACGTGGTCGAGTCGTCCGACGCCGTCGGCGGCTCACGCAACCACATAACCTCCGACGTAACGAACCCTGCTCCACGCAGCAGCGACCCGATCTATTGGGGCGACACGCCCGATAGCGCGATAGCGGCTGCCGAGCAGGCCACAAAGGAGAAATAAAGGATGTCCGAAGGATTACTAGACTTGGACTCCGGCAGCGACGACGCGGCACCCGACACTGGCGCTTCCGAGGACTCGACGAACACCGTCGAACTCTTTGAAGACACCCAGGATGCGGCCCCGTCTGATGAAGCTGGACACTCTGACAGCGAGACATCGGATTTCGATCCGGCGCAGACGGATTGGCTTCGCGCCGATCTGGACTCCGTGCCGCAGCAGTACCAACCGCTGGTGCCGCTGGCGAAGAACCTACAGGCGCAGTTTACGCGCACGCAGCAAGACCTTGCAGACCAGCGCAACCAGCTTGCTACGGAACGCAACGAGTGGGCCGGACGCATACAGCAGATGGCTTCGCCCCCGCCGCCACCCAACCCCATCGATCAGATGAGGGCGAATGTGTCGGAAGACGAGCAGCGCGGCATCGACGCCGTGCAGCAGATCGTCCAACACCAGGTCGGCGGCCACATCAACGGACTGACCCAACAGGTGCAAGCCTTGCAGGGTCAGTTGCAAAACGCCAACCAGTATGTCCAGCACCAGCAGACCGCGTATATCGGCCAGCAGGTGCAGGAGGCGCGTGATGTGTATGGGCCGGATCTGGACGGCTATACCGACCAGATCGTCGCTACGACGAAGATCGCCAACCCCAACACGGGGCAGGCATACACCGTCAAGGAAGCGTATGAACTGCACGCTGGCGTAACGGCAGAAAACGCCGCCAACGTCCGGCAGCAGAATACGCAGACCAAGCGACAAAGCAAGCGTGCGGTGCGCTCGACCCAAGGGGTTGACGCCAGCGAGGAAGGCGGTCCGTTGTCCGACAACGACGTGTTGTCGGGTCTAGCCAACCTTGGATTTGAGTAATGGCCCATACAAAGCGTTTAAACGGGCTGTATATTGCTTGAGGCAATGTACTAAGTAAAGGACTTAACTTATTATGGCAGCTACATCTACCACCGAAACCTGGGATGCCGCATGGACTTTGACCATGCGTGCCAAGCGCAAGGAGTTGACCGATAACTTCTTCGACGCGTACCCCACACTTGATATGTTCCGCTCCGGCGGTCTTGTCACCGATAACGGCGGCAAGGAAATCCAGGCCGACCTTATGTACGGTTCAAATAGCGCCCAGTACTTTAGCGGCTACGACGTGCTGAATACTGACGCTGTTGACGGCATCACGGCGGCGTTTTATCCGTTCCGCTACGCAGCGGTGCCGATCACGATCAACTACACCGAAGAGATGGAGAATCGCAAGTCCGACTCCGCGATGAAACTTCTCGCCGCCAAGACCGAGCAGTCGATGCTGACGCTACGCGACCAGATCAATACCTCGCTCTACTCTGCTCAGACCGGCAAGGCACCGTTGGGCTTTCAAGACATCATCGCTGATGTGCCTGGCACGACCCCGACCACGTTGGGCGGTGTCACCATCAGCAGCAACACGTGGTGGAAGAACAAGACCAACAACGCCACCTCCGACACTTCGTTCATCACAGCATCCGGTAATTTTTACGAGGGTATGCTGCGGATGGCGACGACCTGGAACGATGTCAGCGAGGGCAACGAGCAGCCTACCAACATATTCTGCCCCAACGACTTATATGCCGACTACGAGAAAATCTTCGAAGGCACTGGGTACCAACGACTTACGGCGAAAGACTCGCCTGGCGTCGATGGTCGCTTGGCTTCGTTCAGAGGCATTCCGGTGCAGTATGACCGTGATTGCGGTTCGGGTCGGATGTACTTTTTGAACACCAAGTATCTCAAGATGCATATGCAGGCCGGTATGAACTTTGCGAAGACTCCGTTCAAGGAACCCGCCAACCAAATGGCGAAGGTCGGATTCATCGTCGTCGGGCTGCAAATCACCACCAACAACCGTCGCCGTCAGGGCGTCATCTACAACCTGACTGCGTAATACACCACGGAGCGTTTAAACGCCTTGTCCAACGGTTGTCGGACGCGGCGTTTAAACGCACTCTTTACATCCATTCCGAGCCGCAAGCCAATGCGGCTTCATAGCTCGCCCATGAGCGAAGGAGAATGAACAATGAGTTTCCGTAACCAAAATTTCGGCATCGGCCGAGTCGGTGGCGAGGGCCTTGGCAGCAAGAACGGTCAAGGCATCTATACCGAGTCGTCTACCGCCAGGTACCCCATCGGCGAAAAGTTGGAACTAGCCGACGGCAGAGTGTTTCGCTACGGCTATACAGCCGCAGCCATCAATGCAGCGGAGTTGGTATCTCAGGACTTGTCTGCTACTGCGATGATTGAAACCGATGACATCGTCATCGCAGCGGCTAGCGGGTTCGATCCTGGCGCTGGCTCGACGCAGTTTCAAATCACGAAAGCATCAATCACTGAGAATCAGTTCGCAGGCGCTATGTTGCAGATCGCCAACGATGGCGGCGACGGCACTGGCGAGGGCATACAGTACCGCATCAAATCCAACAGCGCGACCGACGAGACCACCTCCGGCAAGGTAGACATCTACCTGTTTGACCCGATCAAGGTGGCGCTCACGACAGCATCTGACATCGCTATCGTCGGAAACTTGTGGTACAACGTAAGAGGCGCTATTGGCACAGCGGATTACGTTGTTTCGGGCGTCACTCCTATTGCGTTTACCGCCAATTATTACGGATGGTTGCAGACGGCCGGAATTGCTCTGGTTGCGTCTGATGGCGCAATTGCTATTGGGTCGAGTCTGACGTTGTCCGATAGCGACGTGGGTCATGTGCAGTTGGAAGACGCTTATACGGAGCCGCGTGTCGGCTACTCGTTGTGGGCGTCGGATGACAACGGTCATGTAGGCGTTTTATTGCAGGGATTGGTGGCATAACACACAGTGGGGCGGCGGCCATTAAGCGTCGTCGCCCTCTTTACCTATTTAGGACATCATGGCAAAGCGAACACAACAGCATGACCTGCCTAGCGAGATTGCAGAAATCGCGCAGTCGGCCGCCCCCGTCGCAGAAAAAGCGCCGGAGGTCACACCCGACCAGATCGCCCAGCTTATTCTCAAGGGCAGCGAC